AGTTTGTTAAAACATAATTAGTGTGCAAAAAAACGATTAGCTCTAAAATCCATTGTACTATAGAAACAATCATATCGTGCTATAGAAACAATCATTTCTTTGTTTCCAATAATATAATAAGACATTATGAAAGTAAAGTCAAACTATTTTATCTTAGTTTTCCTAAATAATTCATAATTTTTGAGTGTATTATAAATAAATCAAAAAATAACCCTCCCTCTCAATCAAGAGAAGTAGGGTTATTTCATATATTAGACTTCACGCAATGGACCGGCATACAACCAGATTTTACGACCTCCGACATTTGCCTGTACTGAATTTGTAGGTACATCTACCGCAAGCACCTTAAATTTCTTGTCACATTTCCAGTAATCACCTACGCTGAAAACTTGTGACTTCGTTTTCTTACCGTTCTTATCGCATTTGGTAAGTGGCCCCGCCTGAATGGAGTTACCACCGTTTCCGGTCATTTCCTCGCACCAGATGCTATCCATGCTATCTAAAACCTGATCTACGCTATGTACGCCTGGAATGACAAAGTATTCTCCAACATTCAAAATCTGATCAGGCTGTGCCGGTTTCGCAGGCTTGGAAGGTTTATTCTGTGCTGCAGGTTTGTTCCCTGGCTTCTGCTCCGTGCTGTTTGCTTTCAGCTGGAAGCCTTCTGCAATGCCGTCTACAATGCCCTGTACGACGGATTCCTTGTTTGCCTGGTATTCGGCCATGTCCGCCTTGTTATCGATGAAACACGTCTCTAACAGGGCGGAGCTGATACCTAAACACTTGCATGTATAGATCACCAGCCAGTTTGTCGTCTTTACACCAGATCCACCACGCTTCACAAAGTGCTTCCCTAATTTATTCATAATGGACTGTTCCACGTCGGTATATTGCTCACTGTCTGTCACAAAGATTTCTGTACCATGTCCGGATCCATTAAATGCGTTGAAGTGTACCTCCAGCACATAATCATAGCTTCCGATTTTAAATGTACCGTTCTGCACATCATAAAATGCGCTGCGGCTCTCATTATACACGTCCACTGTCGCATACTTTCTCAGTTTCGGAGCAATCAGGTTGACCAGCTCTCTGGTGAGATTAGCTTCTTTGTATCCGCATCCGGAAGCTCCTGGATCGCCTGCACCATGTCCTGCAATGAGTAATATTTTCATCATTCTTCATCCTCGCTTTCTTTATCTTTCAGCTGCGCCAGTGCAGCTTTTAATTTTTCCGGTACCGGCAGTCCCAGATTCCCTGCGTTCTCCAGTAAACTGATACCCTCATTCGCAATATAGAAATAGCATACAAGTGTACGGAACACCCAGGTACCGTTACTCATCAGCCGGTCTAATGCAACCGCCCCAATCAGAATCAGAATAATCAGAAACTTTTTCGATAATCCTTTTAGCCCGACCTCACTTGATACGGTCTTTGTGTTCCAAGCATAGAGTACACCAGTGATGTAGTCCATCACCATGAAGGTGATCAGTACGATGATGGCTGTGTCCCAACCACCAAATAGATATGTGAAGAACGTAGCTATTACAGCTACTACAGAGTTGAATACTTTATCCATATGTTTCATTTACCTCATCTCTTTCCGCCATTCTTGGCAATATGTAGGGCGTTTAACGCACGCCCATGCGAGATACTTTGGATCACTTCCTTTATTTCACAGGATAAGATATACAGCCTATAACATTATCAGTGGCATTTCTTGCATATGCTCTGATGTCACCTGTAAGTTGTATCCTGCATCCATACGCTACTGGCTCTGTGCTATTAGAAAAGACACTAAAATATATCTCTGCACTTGGCCAATATCTTTGAGGTATGGTATACATTAGTGTATCTGCGCCTGGTGTTCCATTAAATGCAAATCCTTCAAACACAAGCGTGGCTATACCGTTTTTAATTCGTCCTCTGATAGTTGATCCGTATAAACTTTCCCATCCTGTATCATTGCTAATTAGTAATTTAAACATAAACAGCGGATGCTGTTCCTGCTGTGGTGTCAGATATATTCTTGCCAAATAATCTTAAACCCTAACCTCTGTGTAATGTTTGTTACAAAATATATTTTGCTTCCTCCCGTATAAGCATATAGATTATATAAAAAGCTTTCATTTCTTGATACTCCGCTAAAATAAGAAATACCAATGTCTGATGCCAGTTTATCGATATTCATACCTATATCGGATGCTGTACCTATCATCATGGCTTCTCCAGCTATAAATTCAGTAGCAGATACAACATAAGACTTTGTAATAGTAGGTTTTAAAGTTAGTTTAAACATAAATACGCTATTGATAGCGTGATGTATTATTTCCAACGTCCGATGGCACACCACCTAGCCATTGCCTTATTTCCTGCTTCAAGTGTGGCAGTAGTGAAAAAATAAGCATTGAATCCTGTAGTGGTTATATCTGATGATGTCCACATTATTCTTGTTGTATTAACATAAGCATTAGTCAATGTAACATGCCCAACAGTACGAAACGATTTCGGGAAATTTACTTTAGTATTGCCGTTCGTTTGACCTTTTGTATCTATCGGTATCAAAGCATTACCCCAACAAATCATTATACCATCAGAGCATTTGATATAGCTTTCACCGTATTCTGTTGTTCCTATCGGCATCGTTACCACAATACATCACCTGTCATGCTATCTATATAGCTGACACCACCCTTCTGTAGGTGCAGGAAGTTACATCCTGCACCCCCCCCTTCGGGATTGTAAAGAGACGGTAAAATCCGCCCCGACTATTTATAGTTATTTTGTGCATATGCTTTTCCTCCTGTTTTAGTTAAACTTCGATGGTGCTGCAGGCTTCCCGGCAGCTACCCATTCATCGTAATTTCCAAATGTCACTGATTCTCCGGGTATGTGAGATATGTAAAACATTCTGCCTATTCTGGCGGCGGATATTTCTTTGTTTACTGCATTTATGCTCGGTGCATCCTTTGTGCTGTCGGAATCTAGGGAATCAATTATAGTCCCGTTAGTGGCAGTTATATCTGAGTCTTTTTGTACCCACTTCATACCTTTAACTCCTTAATCTTATTAGCCTGCTCCTGCGTGATTGCTCCCAAAATTACATAACGTTCTAGCTGAGCATCTGTAACCCAGTTCTTTAGATAACGCTCTTTTATCGATTCAAACATTCAATACTCCTCCTTCTAAGACTATTAGCTCATAATCAGTCATGCGCTGTCCTAGCTCCATACGCTCAATTTCGGCATCTGTGGCCATTTGACCCAGAATCTCTGTGTCAAATGGTTCAGGCTTAGGGACTGGAAACAATTCCTCTTTCTCTGCTTCTGTCAGCTCAACAACATTTCCATCCAGTAACTTATAATTGTATCTTCCGCTATCATCCATCAATCCATGTTCAAGGTAATTTCCTTGTGCGTGTGCGTACTTATCTCCGACACCTTCACCAATTAAGACATATTCCTTTATGGATTCTAGAAACAGTTCACTATTGATTTCTGTGATTACTGAATTTGAATCTGTCTTAACATAAACTTTTGCCATGTCAGCACCTCCTTAATAGATTTCTGCATCAGCCCAATACTCTCGACCATACACCCTCATTACTCCAGCTGCAGAAGCACTAAAGCTAAAACGCACTCGATTTGTAAAACTCGCATGTGTGATTTTCTCGCTCGTTATATTGGTCAGTGTTCCTTCCGCTTTCAACGTCAATGTTGGATTTATTCGCATGTCAACTGGAATCGACATCATATTAGAAAATGAATTTGATGCAGCGTTTATCGTGTAATCGACATATATGTATCTTCCATATCTTTTACACAGCATCAGTTCCTCTGCATACGGTCTAGGGACAAGAGGAGTAGCTATCGAACCTACTTCTAATTTCACCCATTTAACAGTAAAATCAGCGCCATTTGGAATCATTATATTTGAATTAAAAGGATAGACATTAAAATAACCTATTGATATCATTATTTCATCTAATATAAAGTCAAATTCGAATTCATATTTATGTTTTCCTTGCTTAACTTCATATTCAATATCTCTATTGGGTGTAACTGTACAATGAGTGTTAAAACTCATATTACTATCTATTT